ATGAAGCCCCTCATTCTCTTCATCTCAGCGCTTTCCTCAACTGCAGGTGCTGCGACGCTCGAAGACCAGGTCAAGGCCCACAAAACGGTCGAACAGCTATACCGAGAAGCCGTCCAGGACATCACTGACAACGTGTTGGTGAAGTACCGCGATAGCCTTCAGATCGATGATCCAGTGCTCGAAATCCTGTCGAGCACATCGAAGACTGTCGATATCAAGGTCACCTACACATGGCATGTCCCAGAGTCCGTGCTCGAAGAGATGCGTGACACGCTGGGCAAGTACTTTCTTACGACGCTGTACGAGTCCAAGATCACCGTGGGCACCCACAACTGCAATGGGCATATGGGCAGCAACTACTGCAACATCAGAGACAAGCTTGGTCAGTTTTTGGGGTCAAAGTCGGTAGGCACGGAAGTAAGCCTGCTGGGCGTCAAGGACATCTTCTCGTACAACAGTCGCGGCATTGAATATCCGCAGTCCAGGCGCTATAGCAGCGTATTCACAGTGGACAAGGCAAGGGTCAAAGGCGATCCCAAGCCGTCATTTGCAAGCCATGTGTACAACATCAGCGGCTGCACTCCGTTCGTCCCCGAGTGCAACATCAAAGGCATCTATCGCAAGTAAAAGCTCGGTAGAAGCCCAGAGCCGCAGTCCCTACCATCGGCATTGCTTTCCGTACGACATTTCCGAAATCTGCCGGCTCCCCTGTGTGGGTGAGAGAGCGGGCGCGTGAACGTAAAGGTCTTGAGTACTGCGCATTGCAGCATGCAGCTTCAAAAGTGCCCCGCCCTAGGCACATCTTGCGTTTTCATGTTGACCCACGGGAAATAGGTTAGGAGGGTTAGTTTTTTGCCGGGTGCCCTGAAAGCCTTGTCTGCTATGGCTTTTCGAAGGGTTGGCAAGGTTAGCTTTTGGGTTATGTCTGGTTATTTCCTAACCTTTATTAGTGTTAAATATTCAATATGTTAATTCCTTTAAAAACAGTCACTTACGAATTGCTAACCTTTAACCTAACCCAACCTAACCCATCAAAGTTAGGTCTCAAGCCCAACAAACACGGGCCTTCCAAGCCCAACGCCCCCCTTCAAAAAAAAACTAACCTTTTTCCCGAGGCACCTACTGATTTCAGCCGCTCGTGCGTGCTTATAAGCGTTGCGTAAAACATCCACCCTCGCAGGGTTCCGCAGGTTTCTCCCCCCTCCAAAACACCAAGCAGGCGCCCAGCCTGAGCCGCCGAGAGGGGTCCGCAGGTGTGCAGAAAAAACGACCCATTTAGCCCGCAGGCGAGGTGGGGGGACGACGGCGCGCGCCAGGTAAAGGCAGTCCTAGCGGGCATCTGTAGCACGCCAACCCCCCGTTTTGTAGCACATTGCTTCCCGCGCCATGCTTCAGCTCCCCTGCGGCTCTGCACATACTGACGATCCGTATCCTCATAGGTGCACCAAACGCCAGCGGTTATTAGCCCGCCACCCGCTCACTGTCGTCGTGACATGATCTGAATGCTATGCAGATCTGGCTTCCTCTCGCATGCTCAATGAGCGAAAACCTTGAGTCTTGGGCATAAAAAAACCGCGGGATAGGCGGTCATTCAAGGTCTACTCTGCTATCGGCAGGCGATACGGCACAACTGGTCCAGCTTTATGGTGTAGCTCTGACTCATCATCTCGCGCCGCATTCCCCCCCAGTCGCGGTTCGCCGGCACATTGGCCGCACGTGGTGAGGAAAGACGATCTGAAGGGATTGTCGGGCAGGCGACAGAAGGGCAATATGAGTATCAAAATGCCATAAGTGCTCGCATCCATGGACTCATGGATTAAACAACCAAGAGTTTTTAACTAGAGCCAAACAATGGAAAGATATAAATTTTTATATGAATTATCACGCCAAGCCCTGAATGAGGACTTGGAGAGATTCAAAAAACTAGAGGAAAAGGCCGGAAGATTTTTAAGCATTTTGAGCATTGGCATAGTTGGCTATACCGCATTAAACAATGCCGCATCATCTAAAATTTTCCCAATATGCGGAACACCAAGCTATACATTTATAGCTCTCTCTATATTGACTTATTTAACGCTATTTTCCGCAAGCGCTCGACTATTCGCCAGTATCAAACTTTCTAAGAGCCCGCGCGTCGCAATAGACGAACACACTAATAAAATTATTGAAAATGAAGACCTGCTAACCTCTTACTACCAAATGGCAATGGCTTGTCAGGAAGCTCAAAAAATCTCAAGTAGACAGTTAGACAAGAAGACCAATCTACTACTGAGCGCATACAAAGAAATAAACTTTTCTGGTTTCCTGCTATCGGCATCCTTAGTTAATTACTTCCTAATTTTATCAACCAAAGGAGCGTAAACCATGAGCGACAAAAAAGAACCGCAGAAAGAAGACCAAAAACCTAAACCAAATCCTGACGCTCAGAGACCAAAAATCGAATTCGTCCTAAACCATGCCCCACCAGGAAAAAAGAGATAGCTAAATTATTATTCAGGATTTAAACCATCCCGACTTAAATTATAAATGGGAGCAGCATTATGAACACGGAAAGATTTCGAGCGCACGTCCAGTACGATGACTTCAAGGGAACAGCGGCAGCTGATCGTCATGACAATCGTAACATCTCCCACTATTTGGAAGAAAAAGGACTTCTTAAAGAGGATGAACTCGTAATAGGCATCGAGATGTGGTCTGGAGAAGTTCACGAAAATGTTCAGAATGCCCCCGTTTATGTGAGCGTGTTTGTGTCGTCAGGTGGGAGGTACGACACAATTCATGAGGAAGTGATTTCGGGTCAGCCTGTTCATGTGCGCAAAATCAGACTCGAAATGCACTTGAATGAGTTTTTCGGACTGTTCAAACGCTTCGCCATAGCTATTTCAGGTTTTGATCTTACAGACCGTGAAATAGCTTTCGACGACTGACAGCGAATCAAAAATATAATTGGCCTTGCACTCATTGAGTTGAGGCCAATTCATACGGTTTAAATCGCATCACATCCTCCCCGAGCCAGTCATTCACCTGCGCCATACGCGCCTGGATCGGCTCCAGCTCGTTGGCCGCGTAGATCTGCGCCGCTTCCCTGATCGATCCAAACCCACCCGCGTTCTGCGGCACGATGCCCATCAGTTGCGGCGGAATACGCAAACTGGCCAGCACGTCGTCGCGGGTCTGGTTTTTGATCGAGTTGAATTCGTCCTTGGCCGTCACCTCGCTGACCGGGATGATCTGCAATCCGTCCTTTTTGCCGTTCGGCGAGTACACAAACAGGTTGCGGAAGTTGCCCGGCCCCTTGGAGTCCTTCAGCGCTTTGCGCAGTGAGTCGACGTCCGCTTCGTTCTGCGCGGCGTCGGTCATGTAGAGGATGAAGCCGGCATGACTGCCGTTCTCGTAGTACTTGCGCCGAAATAGGGTGGCCGACTCATTCAGCAACGCCGACTGCAAGGCGCTGATCCACTCGGGCAGGCCGTACACTTCCTGGTGCAGATCCGCCTCCCGCAGATGGAAAACGGTGCCCGACTCAAATTCGTGCTCTTCCTTCCAGCCCTGGACCATGAACTGCCGACCATCCTTGCCCGAGCGCATGTACTTCGCCAGCGGCGGCACCAGCTCGCGCACCGGGCCGAGCATCGAGCGCCGCCCTTCCAGATAACCGTTGCCCAGGCAAAGGAAATCCAGTGAAAACTGTTCGAACGCCGCGCGCGACAACAGCCGGTGCGGGATAAAGGTCTTGCTCAACAGGTTGCGCTTGAACATCAACCCGGAATGCAGATGCACGCTGGAGCCCACCGACCGTGCCAGCCCATCCAAAGACAGCGGGGGCTCGTACCAACGCCCGTTAAACCAGCACTCCAGATAATCGAACACCTCCCGCCCGCTCAGCACGGGTGACGGATCGCCGAAGCTGAACGCCTCCATCTTGCTCTCACTGCGCGGAATAAACTCTTGCGTTACCACGCCGGGTGCCTGAGCCAGTTGCTTGTTATTTCTGCGGCGGTTCGACATCAAAAAATCTCCATCCGTCCGGTGTTGGCAGAGGTCTGCCCCTCCAGCGGTTCGTTGTGCAATGCGTGAAAGAGCGCCCATGCCAGATCGGCGTGGCCGGTGTTGTCGTTGCGGCCGGCGGTGTAGGTGAATTGGCGACCGCCTGCGGTGATGGTCTTGCGGATCGCCATCAGCGACTGCGCCATGTCGGTCCAGCCGGCGTCGAACTCCAGCCGGCCCCGGTGGATCACGTCGTAAGCCTTCAGCACCAGGCGCGTCTTGACCTCGGGCGAATAGCTGAACGTGGTGACATTGGGGAAGAATTGGCGCACCAGCTGTGCCACGCCGCTGCCCAGGCCGGTGACGTCGATCCCGATGTACGTCACCCAGTAGCGGTCGCAGACGGCTTTAATCACGCTGGCTTGCGCCGCGAAGTCCATCCCACGGAACTGGTGGCGTTCCAGCACCCGGAACTTTCCGCCCGGTACCAGCGGTGGCGCGACCACCACCAGGCCCGAGCAGTCACCGGTCTCAGCAGGGTCGTAGCCCACCCACACCTGGCGATCACCAAACGGGCGCATGGCAAACGGCTTGTAGTCCTCGGCCCACTCAACCCAACTGTCGACCATGCACGGCTGCAGTACCGTCAGCGGAAAGATGCTTGCGCCGTCGTCAACGAACTCGCACATCAGCAGGTTGGCGAACGCCTCGGGGCTGTACTCGCGGCGCAGTTCCTCAATGTCGAACAGGTCGCAACCGCCTTGCTCCGCGTCGAGAATGGTGACGATTTGGCGCCACAACCGGTCCTCGCAGAATCGCCCTTGCTGGAGCGCGCCGTGGGAAACATCGACCTTGGTGTGTTGCGCCGCTGGTTTGCCTTTGTTGAAGCGTTCGCCAGTCCAGAACGTATAGGCTTCGTGGGCCATGGTCGACGGCGTCGAGAAGTAGGTTTTGCGCCACTTCTTGTGCATCGCCATGCCGGAGGCGACCTTGTTCAGCTCCTCAAATTTGAACGTCCAGAAGAACTCATCGAAGTAGAAATTACCGTGGTAGCCCTGAGCCGTGCGTGCGTTGGTACCGAGAAAAAACAGTTCGGCGCCATTCGGCAAGACGATAGGGTCACCGGTTAGTTCAACGCCGATGACTTCGCGGGCAAATGCTTGGATGTACCCACGAAACAGGTACGCCTGGTTTTTCGAAGCCGACAGGAAAATCTGGTTACGCCCGGTCTCCAGCGCATCAATGAACGCCTCGCGGGCAAAGTAGTAAGTAGCGCCGATCTGCCGGCTTTTGAGGATGACGCGAGTGCGCTGGTTTCCCGCCCGGTGCCAATCCTTCTGGTAGTCGAAACACCCATCGATAAACGCTTCGCGCAGCAGCTCGACCTGATCTTCGCTGATGTCGTTTTTCGGCGTCTTTTTCTTCGGCCCTTCGTTGCGCTTGGCAAGGTTGGGGTTGAGTTCGGTTTCGGTACCGCCGCCCTGGAAACGCTGAATGCGCGCCTGGCGTTCCAACTGCCGGTGCAAAAGGTCAATTTCTTTGAGGTCACCGCCGCTCTTGCCTTCCTTGAGGATCAATTGCACCAGGCGTGCTTCCAGTGCGCCTCCAATCCGCTCAACGTTGTCAGCCCGGTCCCACTCGTCACGGGCCTTCCAGCTGTGTAGCGTTTTTTCCTTTTCGCCCGTAGCCTCGGCAATCTCGCAGATACGCCAACCCATCCAATAGAGGAACTTGGATTGGCGTCTGGGATCGATGGGAAGCAGTTCGGTCGTAGTCATGGCCGCGATGCTGCCGCTCTGGCCTGCGACTCAGTAGCGCCGCCACTTGTAGCCCCGCCCTCTACAATCCCGTCCCGTTGCCGCAACTCGCGCGCGTCACGACCATGCCCCTCATTGCAACGCACTTAGCGCCCAACGCATTGAGGATTCCCGGCATGAAGAAATTTCGCAGTAATTGGTTCCGTGTCGCCGTCGAGGGCGCTACCTCGGACAAGCGCACCATCAAACGCAGTTGGCTGGAACAAGCGGCGAAAAACTTCAACCCTTCCACATACGGCGCCCGAATCTGGCTAGAGCACTTCCGCAGCTTGCTGCCAGACAGCCCGTTCAAAGCCTACGGCGACGTGCTCGCGGTCAAGACCGAAGAAGTAGAAATCAACGGTCAGAAGAAGCTGGCCCTGTTTGCCCAGGTCGAGCCAACACCCGACCTGATCGCCATGAACAAGGCCAAGCAGAAGATCTACACCTCGATTGAAATTGACGACAGCTTCTCGGATACCGGCGAGGCGTACATCGTCGGCCTGGCGGTGACCGACTCTCCTGCCAGCCTGGGCACCGACGTACTGTCTTTCTCTGCGCAGAAGCCCGAATCCAGCCCCTTCAAAGACCGCCACTACTCGGCGACGTCGATGTTCACCGAGGCAGTGGAAACCGAGCTGCAGTTTGAAGAAGTCGAAGACAAGCCCGGCCTCGGCGCCCAGCTTTTCAGCAAGGTCCAGGCGTTGCTGGGCGGCAAACAGGCAAAGGACGATGCAGAGTTCGCCCAGATCGGCCAGGCCGTTGAAGCGATTGCCGACCACGTCAAAGACCTGCCAGATCAACTCGCCGCCGAGAAGAAATTTTCCGCCGAACTGAACACTAAGGTCGAGCAGCTCAGCAAAGACCTGGTCGAGCTGAAAACGACCCTCGGCAACACACAAGACCACTCCCAAACCCAGCGCCCACCGGTAACCGGCGGCGGCAAACAAGCCCTGGCTGAATTCTGACCTGCGGCCTCAACCGCCCAGCCCTTTATCGGAGACACCCATGCGTAACGACACTCGAAAACTCTTCACTGGCTACCTCGCCCAGGTGGCACAGATCAACGGCGTGGAATCGGCTACCGCCACGTTCAGCGTGGACCCGACTATCCAGCAGCGCCTGGAAACCAAGATTCAGGAATCCAGCGAGTTCCTGACCAAAGTCAACGTCATCGGCGTCGACGAACAGGAAGGCGAAAAGGTCGGCTTAGGCGTCGGCGGCACCGTTGCCAGCCGCACCAACACCAAGGTCAAGAAGCGTGAGCCAAGCAGTATTGGCACCCTGTCCAGCGACAAGTACCGAGCTGAGCAGACCGACTTTGACACCTACGTCAGTTACAAGCAGCTCGACGCTTGGGCGAAGTTCCCGGACTTCCAGACTCGTCTGGCCAGCGCAATTGCCCAACGTCAGGCGCTCGACCGTATCCAAATCGGTTTCTACGGTACTTCGGCCGCTGAACAAACCGACCGCACCGCGCACCCGTTGCTGGAGGACGTCAACATCGGTTGGCTCCAGCAATACCGCACTCACGCGCCTGACCGCGTGCTGAAAGAAGGCGCCGTCGCAGGCAAGATCACCATCGGTAAAACCGGCGACTTCAAAAACATCGACGCCCTGGTCTATGACGCCATTCAGTTGCTCGACCCTTGGTATCGCCGTAACCCCGGTTTGGTGGTACTGACAGGCCGAGAGTTGGTGCACGACAAGTTCCTGGCCTTGGTCAACAAGGACCAAGACGCGACCAATACCCTGGCGAGCGACCTGATCATCTCGCAGCGCCGCGTCGGTGGCCTACCGCTGTACGAGGTTCCTTACATCCCTGAAGGCACCATCCTCATCACCACGTTCGCCAACCTGTCGGTGTACTGGCAGATCGGTGGGCGCCGCCGCTACCTCAAGGAAGAGCCGGAGTGGAACCGTGTCAGCAACTTCGAATCGTCGAACGAGGCTTACGTGGTTGAGGAATACGGCTTGGGTTGCCTGCTGGAAAACATCACCCCAGTCGAAGAAGCCGGCAGCGAGGGTTAACCCCATGGCACTCAGCATCGCCCAAGCCCACCAACGCCGCGCACGCGCGGCCATGGAGGCGGCAAAAACAGCACCGCAGCAATCCATGGCCGGTGCCACAGCCTACGAGCATCAGGTGAATCAGCTGCTGCAAGACCGCTTGCGCTTGAAGGCCATCCAGTCCAACGAAGGCAAGGCAGCGCTCAAGCTGCAGCTGCTGCCTGAGTACATCCCGTATGTCGAGGGCGTGCTCCAAGCTGGCAACGGCGCTCAGGACGACGTTATGACCACTGTCATGGTCTGGCGCGTCGATGTTGAGGACTACAGCGGCGCGCTGGACATCGCCGACTACGTCCTCAAGCACAAGCTGATCATGCCGGACCGCTTCGAGCGCACCCCCGGTTGCCTGGTCGCGGAAGAAATCGCTACAGCCGCGCTGAAAGCGCAGAAGGCCAACGGCAGTTTTGACTTAGCGATCCTGCACCGCACGGTTGAACTGACCGAAGCCGAGGACATGCCCGACCAAGCCCGCGCCAAGCTGTTCCTGGCAACTGGCCGCGCCACCTTGCACGGCATCAGCGCCGAAGAGCCTGGTCAGCCTGGACAGATTCAGGCCGGTATCGACCTGCTCAAGCGCGCCATCGAGCTACACGACGGCTGCGGCGGCAAGAAAGATTTGGACGGCGCCGAACGCCTCCTGAAAAAACACGCTGCCACTGGCAGCTAACCGAGCGTCCCCACGCACCCCGCCGGCTCGGGGCGGATCGACCAGGCCGCTCCTCCTGAACGTGAAGCCCCGACCACCGGCGATCTATCGGAGCAGCCATGAACACCGCCTTTGCCAACCTCTACCAGAGTGTTTTCACTCCTACGGAATCCGAACGGCGCATGTCTGCAGCGGCTGAACAGTACGTCGCCGAAACAGAAGCATACGACCGCACCGTCTGCACTGGCCCTGTCATACGCGGCGCCATCATGCCGGCCAATTCGCACGAACGGGGCCTTGCGAATCGCAACGCGGTGCGGGCGTTTGACTACCTCTGCACGCAACACCCTGAATTCATCAGGCAACAGATCCGGCGTGAGATCTCCCGCACGGACAGCCGGGGCATTTCCCAATGAGCGCATTTGTTGCCAGCGGCACCGTTTCCAGCGGTCACATCAACACCGACCCGTTCTGGCCGTCGATTGATTTGGACAACCTGCGGGCCACCCTGCGCATCGACTCCAGTGTCACCCCGGCCCGCCTGGAAACAGCCGTGATTGCCGCTGCCATAAACCTCAACCGCGAACTGAGTGACTGGCGCAATGCTCAACAGGCGGCTGGCTACGCCACGCTGGCAGACGTCCCAAGTGATCGGATCAAGGACGTATCGGTAAAGGCCCACCTCTACCGTCGTGCCATCGAAGCCGGTACCGGTGCCGAGGTGTGCGAGCGTTACCGCGACTACAGCGCCACCAACTCCGGCAATGCCAAGGCCGAAGAAACTGCACCCACCATCGACGACTACCGCCGCGACCTGCGCTGGGCAGTCCGTGATTTTCTCGGAAAAAACCGCACCACCGTGGAGCTGATCTGATGCCCGTCAACATCCGCGCCAATCAAAACGAAACCGTCGACGCGCTGTGTTGGCGGTATTACGGCCGAACCGCGGGCGTCACCGAAGCGGTGCTACAGGCGAACCCCGGCTTGGCTGACAACGGCCCCGTCTTGCCGCACGGCCTCCCCGTCAACATGCCCGAAGCCCAAACCAGCGCGCCCCAGCGGCAGATGGTGAACCTATGGGACTGACTCCCTGCAACCAAGGAAACCCACACCATGGCTGATCCGACTTCCAGCGCTGTGACCGGCCTGCTTATGGGCCTGGGCCTGGCAACCGTGACGCCGATTATCGACGGCGAAGCGCTGTTTGGCGCAATCCTCGGCGCGTGGCTGGTGACCAGTACCAAGCACGACCTCAAGGTATGGCAGCGGTTGGGCTCGCTGTTTCTGTCGGCCGGCGTTGGCTATCTGTTCGCGCCGATGGCCTTGCAGGCTATCCCGTTCATCACCAGTGGCGGCGGCGCGTTCCTCTGCGCCCTGGTGGTCATCCCGATCAGCATCAAGCTGATGGTGTGGGTGGAAAAAGCGGACATCTGGGACATCTGGCGTCGCATCCGAGGGGGCAGCTGACATGCCAAACATCGAACTGGCCGTGCAACTGATCACGGCAATCGCCTACTTGCTGAGCGCCTTCCGGTTGGCCTGCTACACCCGGGGCGCATCCCGCTACCGGCGCAGCATCTCACTACTCGCCAGCCTGTTCGGCTCCGCGCTGTGCATCTGCGGTCTGGAAATTCTGCTGTACCGCCAGCCCACCAGCCTCTGGCAAGCCGTCTCCATCGTATTGCTCTGCACCCTGATTTTCCGTTCACGCGGCAACGTTGCCGCCCTGCTGAGGCCCAGCGCATGACCACCACCCTTCGCCATGGCGACCGCTCGCAGGCGGTGCTTATCCTGCAAAAGAACCTCAACAGACACGGCGCCAAACTGGTGCCCGACGGCCACTATGGTGACGCTACAGAGACGGCCGTCCGTGCGTACCAGGTGAAAGTTGGTCTGGTAGCCGATGGCGTCGCCGGCACCAAGACTCAGGCCAGCCTAGCCGGCGGTGACCGCGCCCAGTTGCTTCGCAACAACGACCTCGTCGTCGCAGCCGAACGCCTGGACGTGCCGCTGGCAAGCATCTACGCGGTCAACGAGGTCGAGTCCAAGGGCAAAGGCTTCCTCGACAATGGCAAGCCGGTCATCCTGTTCGAACGGCACGTTATGTACCGCCAGCTCGCCAAGGTTCGACACACGGGCGATGACCCCGCAGAGATCAAGCGCCATGCCGACGAACTCGCCGCGACCAACCCCGCCCTGATCAACCCGAAGGCCGGTGGTTATATCGGCGGTACCGCCGAGCACCAACGCCTAGCCATGGCCCGTCAGATCGACGACACGGCCGCACTTGAATCCGCATCCTGGGGCGCTTTCCAGATCATGGGTTATCACTGGGAGCGCCTTGGCTACGCGAGCGTGCAGGCCTTCGTGGCGGCGATGAGTGCCGGCGAATCGCAGCAGTTCGACGCTTTCACCCGTTTCATTGAAACCGACCCGGTGCTGCATAAGGCGCTGAAAGCCCGCAAATGGGCCGAGTTTGCGCGGCTCTACAACGGGCCGGATTACCTGCGGAATCTTTACGACACCAAGCTGCAGCGCGCCTACGAGCGGCACGCTGGCTGTGAGTGCGGACAAGGGGTGGCGGCATGATTGACTTCGAAGCAGTGGAGAAGCTCCGCGTGCGGGACGGGGATCTGCTGGTGGTCCCGGAATCGACCGAACAAGACGACATGCTACGGCTGGCCGAGTGCATCCAGTTGATGAACAACGCCAGGGCCGTAATCGTACGTGGCCCGATCAAGCAGCTCGACGCCGCTGCCATGAACAAACTCGGCTGGTACCGCGCGTGAGCACCCTGCGCCAGGCCCTGTACGGCATTGCCCTGCTCGGTGCCTTGGCGCTGCTGATCTGGGGCCAGCAACAGCGCATTGACACCGCCCAAAGCCAAGCAGACCTGGCAAAGAGTGCAGCCAAGACGGCCCGCGACGACGCCGACCGCAATCTGGCGACCGCCACCACGCTCACCGCCACCCTGAAGCAAGAGCGCGAAAACCAGTCAACTCTGCGCGCCCAGCAGGATCAACTGCGCCTCGACCTGGCAAAGCGCGCACGAACCATAGAGGAGCTGAAACTTGAAAATGACGAACTACGTAACTGGGCTGCTCAGCCTCTGCCTGACGCTGCTCGCCGGCTGCGCGAGCGCCCCGCCCTCACCGGCGCCGCAGCTTACCGTGACTGGCTGTCCGGCCGTGGTGCCGTGCCAGCTGCCGGCGACAAGCCCAGCCAATAACGGCGACATACTCACCGACGAAGACCGCGCCGAAGCCGCCTGGGCCGATTGCGCCGCTCAGGTCGACATGGTCTACAAACACCAGCAGGCCCACCCATGAACAAGCCCGAGAGCCTGCGCGCTCACCTGTTGACCACCGTTGCCGAGCTGCAGCACAACCCCGACCTGTTGTTGATCTTCATCGACAACGGCAAGGTCCGCTGCACCGCTGCGGCGACTCTTTCTTTTGAGTACAGCTACGATCTGCAGATCATCTTTACCGCCTTCGCGGGGCACCCTGACAGCGTGATGCTGCCCGTGCTGGGGTGGATCAGCATCAACCAACCGGAGCTGCTCGAAAACTACGAAAAAATGCAGAACGGTATTCAGTTCGAGGCCGACATCCTCGACAAAGACAAGGTAGATCTCGGCCTTACATTGCGCCTGACAGAGCGGGTAGTGGTAGGCACGGATGCTCAAGGCAACACGACCGTGAAGCATGCCGGCGAGCCACAGCGCGTGGCGGGTTACCTCGATCCGAATTGGGTACCAGGTTCCCAGGGCAACGCCAGTGAATGGGTAGTGCCTGATGACAAGTAAGCTGGAAGCCCTGGAGACCTGGGCGTCCGGCCTGCTGGAGCAACTCCAGCCAGGCGCCCGTAATCAACTCGCCCGCTCCATCGGCCAGGAACTGCGGCGCAGCCAGCAAAAGCGGGTACTGACACAGCAAAACCCGGATGGCAGCAAGTTCGCGCCACGGAAAAAGCGGGACTTGCGCGGCAAGCAAGGCCGCATCCGGCGCAAGGTTGAGATGTTCAAAAAGCTGCGTACCGCGACCTACATGAAAGCCCGAGGCGACAGCAACGCCGTGACCGTGGGTTTCACTGGGCGGATCTCCCGTATCGCCAGGGTTCACCAGTTCGGATTGAAAGACCGCGCGGAACGCGGCGCGCCCGAAGTTCGCTACGAACAACGTGAAGTATTGGGCTTTACGGACGAAGACCTTGACTTGATCCGAGACACGCTTATAAATCATTTAAGCTCATAGCTGATACGCGCCTAAAAGCTCACCCGAAATATAAGTGTCCGGCATCAATTTTATCTTTATAGACTTGATGCAGCGAAACCAGATAGGCGAAACCTATCGGAGTAATCTCATAGCTAACCTTTATGTATTGCTCTTGTTTTTGAGCTGCGATATTTATAGTTTTTGTAGCAAACTCGATCTTACGCCTAGCAAGTCTTTGACTGACTAAAATATCACCCAACGAGTTTTCAAGGACATGCTCATTATGATAACCATGCATAAAAATATGAATATTTATAGTTTGCATATCATTCGTAAACCTAACCTGATCATCAAACTGCGGATAGCCAATTTCCTCTTTAACTAAACGCCGAAATATCCCACCTAGAATTTTAGATTTTTCTTCTGAATCGGCCTTCTCAAGAATATCAAGCAAAACGTTAATAAATTCCTTCTTCTTCCCTTCCTTTTCAAGAGTCTCTGAAAAAGCCTCCCACTCTTCACTTGAAAAGCTACCAGCTGACTCAACAAAAGCCTCTACCTTCTTTTTAAATTTGCCCTCTTTGAATTGCAGATAGGTTTTTATAGTCGCCACCCCTGTCGATATCACAGGAATTTGCTTTAATACTTCACTTTCAACACATGAGTCCAATAAGGTTTCCGCATAATCTGCCAGCGGTAGATTTTTAACTGCATCTTTCGCTCTTGCAATTTTCCCTTTCTTCTCGTCAGTCATACCTGCTCCTTTTGGGTGAGATAAACAATTGGTTTCGAGTATAGGTCTATACGTTATCTTCGTTGAGAAAATAGCCGACTTGTAAGAAGCATCACTACAACCCAGCGCGGCTGCGCTCACGCACGCGTGGCGCCACCATCGGCGCCATGAACGACTTAGCCGCCCTCGCCCGCCTGCTCGAAAACCTCATCCGCTTCGGCGTTATCGTCGCCGTGCAGATGGAGCCCCCGCGCGTGCAAGTAACAACCGGAAAGCTGACCACGGCCTGGCTTCCCTGGCTCGCATTGCGCGCCGGAGCTGACCGCGAATGGGACCCTCCCACTATCGGCGAACAGGTGATCCTGCTCAGCCCATCGGGCCAGCTCGCCAACGGGATCGCCGTGACTGGCGTATTCAGTGACCTCGTCACGGCCAACGGCAACCGCCCAGGCCTCCACCGTCGTACCTACTCCGACGGCACGGTGATCGAGTACGACAGCGTTGCCCACCACCTCAACGCCACGCTGGTCGACGGCGGCACCACCAACCTGATCAGCACTGGCGGTATCAACCTGGTCGGCGATATCACTCACCAGGGCGACTACATCCAAACCGGGAATCAAACCGTCACCGGCCAGATTCAGACCTCTATTGACGTGATCGCAGCCGGCGTCAGCTTGGTCAAACACCCGCACACCGGCGTCAGGGCTGGCGGCGACCAATCCGGGGTGCCCATCCCATCATGAACCGACATACCGGCGGCGCCATCAGCGAGCGCGAGCACATCAGTCAGGCGATCACCGACATTCTCACCACCCGCATTGGCACGCGTGTAATGCGCCGCGAATACGGCAGCTTGGTGCCCGAGCTGGTGGATCACCCCTTCAACGACGTCAACCGTCTGCGCGTTTACGCCGCCACGGTCATGGCCCTAATGCGCTGGGAAACCCGCATCAGCCTGAGCCGTGTGCAGTTCGCGGGAGCGAACATGCAGGGCCAGGCCTCGATTGACCTGGAGGGCACTGTGGTGGACACCAATGAGCCGCTGAGCCTCAGCGTGCCCCTGCAGCTGGGAGGCAGTGTATGAATAGTTTCGCCGCCATCGACCTCAGCCAGCTGCCGCCGCCGCAGATCGTCGAGCAGATCGACTTCGAACAGATCCTGGCCGAGCGAAAGACGTACATGATCAGCCTCTGGCCGGCCGACGAGCAGGCCCAGATCGCGGCACGCCTGGAGATAGAGTCGGAGCCGCTCACCAAGCTGCTGCAGGAAAACACCTACCGCGAGACCGTATGGCGTCAGCGAGTCAACGAAGCATCGCTTGCCAACCTGCTCGCCACCGCGCGTGGCACTGACCTGGAACAACTGGCCGGCAACTTCAACGTCAAGCGCCTCGTGATTCAGCAAGGCAAAGCCAATGCCGTGCCGCCTATCCCTACGTTGATGGAAAGCGACGACAGCCTGCGCGAACGGGCGCAGATGGCTTGGGAAGGGTTGAGCACTGCCGGCCCGCGCAACAGCTACATCTTCCACGCCAGGGCAGCGGACGGTCGCGTAGCCGACGCCACAGCCGAAAGCCCCTCGCCTGCCGTCGCCGTGGTCACGGTTCAGTCATTGCTGGGCGATGGCACGGCGCCCCCCGAGCTGCTTGCCGTCGTCAACGCTTACCTGAGCGACGATGATCGCCGGCCGGTGGCTGACCGTCTCACCGTCCAGGGCGCGCAGATCCTGAATTACCAGGTCAAGGCCAAGCTCTATTTGCTGTCGAGCGGTCCGGAGTCGGAACCTATCCTGGCTGCCGCACACCAGCGCCTGCTGGCCTACGTTCATCAACGGCGCCGCTTGGGGATGGAAGTTTCGGAATCTGCCCTACATGCCGCGCTCCACGTCGAAGGTGTGCGCAAGGTCGAGCTTGAGGGCTGGGCGGACATCGTCGCAACCAAAGCTCAGGCGCCGTATTGCACCGGTATTACATTGAGCCGAGGCGTTGAGTGATGGGTGTGCAGCAGCTGCTACCAGGAAACGCTACGCCGCTTGAGCGCCAGGCTGCGCAGGCGCTCGCACAGATCGAGCGCGTGCCCATACCCTTGCGACAGCTCTGCAACCCGAACACCTGCCCCGTCGACCTGTTGCCCTATCTGGCTTGGGCTTTCTCGGTTGATCGCTGGGACAGTAGGTGGACTGAAGCGGCGAAGCGCGCAGCCATTCGCTCATCGCACTACGTCCATTCGCGCAAAGGCACCATCGGCGCTCTGCGCCGCGTAGTGGAGCCGCTCGGTTACTTGATTGAAGTCCTGGAGTGGTGGCAAACCACTCCCGAAGGCGTACCCGGCACTTTCGCCTTGAAGGTCGGCGTGTTGGAAACCGGCATCACCGAAGAGATGTACCAGGAACTGACTTGGCTGATCGACGACGCCAAACCCCTCACCCGCTATCTGACAGGCTTGGCGATCAGTCTGGAAACCACCGGCCCGGTACATATCGGCGTCTGCATCACCGATGGCGACGAAATTGACGTGTACCCCCCAATGCAACGCGACATCGAGGTCAGCGGATACGTTCGCCTGGGCGGTCGTGAACACCACATCGACACCATGGATATCTACCCATGACAGACCAAAACAGCCAGTTCTTCGCCATTCTCACCGCTGTAGGCAAGGCCAAGCAGGCCAATGCTGACGCCTTGGGCATTCCCTGGACCTTTTCGCAAATGGGTGTTGGCGATGCTAACGACACCTTACCGGTCCCAAGCGAGCACCAGATACAGTTGATCCGTGAGCGCAGGCGCGCCCCGCTGAATCAAGTGAAGGTTGACCCAAACAACGCCAACATCATCATCGCCGAGCAGGTTATTCCTGAAGATGTAGGCGGCTGGTGGATACGTGAAATAGGACTTTATGACGCTGCCGGCGACTTGGTCGCTGTGGCGAATTGCGCCCCCAGTTTCAAGCCTCTGATGAGTCAGGGTTCTGCCCGAACGCAAGTCATCAGGATGAACCTGATTGTCAGCAACACGGCAAACATTGAGCTGAAAATCGACCCCAGTGTCGTCTTGGCGACCCGGGTCTATGTTGACGGCAAGGTGCTTGAAGAAATCAACAAGCTCGACAGCAAGCAATCTGTACGCGCCGCGACCACAGCGAACATTGCGCTCGCCGGCCTGCAGGCTGTCGATGGCGTCGCCCTGGTAGCGGGTGATCGTGTACTCGTGAAAAACCAGGCGGGCGCAAAGGACAACGGTTTGTATATTGTCTCCGCTGGTGCTTGGGCGCGCACCGCGGATGCGGACTCGAACGCAGAGGTCACGTCGGCGATGCTGGTCTCTGTTGAGCAGGGCGCCACATTGGCGGACACACGCTGGCAGTTGATCACCGACGGGGCCATTGTTCTGGGCACCACCCTACTGACTTTCCAGAACGTGACGCAAGGGTTTGCACCGATCAACTCGCCAGCGCTCGTTGATCCCTCAGCCAACACACCACCACTGTTCGACAGTTCTAAATCGCTCGCGACGACTGAGTTTGTTGCACGTTCGGCAGGTAGCTTTGGCGGATCTATCAGCATTGCAGCCAGTAGGGTGCTGACTGTCAGCGATATCGGTAAGCGCCTGGAGTTAGCGACCGGCGTAACCGTGACACTGCCGGCGACGGAATCCGTTCCCAATGGCGCGGCGGTGTTGATATCTGCGGGGCCACAGTCCACCACTTCCCGCGTAACTGTTGCCGCTGGTGACCAGTTGGCAATGAGCAACTTGGCGGTGACAGTTCCTTACACGCTTTCTCCCGGCGGAGACTTCATCGCTATACGTGAATCCGGCGTATGGCGTTGTCACTTCGGCAGCGAAACGCTACGAACTGCATCAATTTTTGCCGCTTCTTTGGGGGGCAACGGCTATCAGAAACTCCCAAGCGGCCTGATTCTTCAATGGGGCTACAGAACTACCAGCGCGCTATCAACCAATTACACAGCCGACGCCGTAACTTTCCCAATTGTATTTCCCACAGCGATCTTATCCAGGGGCGGGTCATTTGGTTCGGGCGCAGCAGCCAGCTGGCTTTCCTTCACGCTTGAAGCGACAGATACGCCCCGGTCCTCAATGACTATCAGGGCGGGCAGTGGTTCGCCCTTCGCTGGGCAACCGTTCAGTTGGTTCGCCCTCGGCTGCTAAGGAGAAAATCTATGTTTGCATCAAAATCTACTCGCGGCTTTTACGATGCCGAGATCCACGGGGTCAGCCTGATTCCTGACGATGCGATAGAGATCTCTGCTGAGTATCACGCAGAGCTGCTCGCGGGGGAGTCGGAAGGCAAGATTATTACCTGGCGTGATGACGGTCTCCCAGTGCTGGTTGACCCACCGCCGCCCAGTGATGAGGTATTGGCTGCTGTTGAACGCGCTTGGCGGGATCAGCGCCTATCTGAAACGGATGGTGTCGTGGCACGCCATCGCGACGAACAGGAAGAAGGCTCAGAAGCCACATTGGCTGCCAGGCAGTACAGCGAACTTCAGGCGTACCGCCGCGCGCTCCGCAACTGGCCCGAATCCGGGGAGTTTCCCCTCATTGATCACAGGCCGGCAGCACCACCGTGGCTGGCTGAGCAAACTCAATAGCGTCCTTCGGGGCGCTTTTTTCTATCTGTGCCCTGTAGCTCCTTCCCCTACAACCTCATGCGCTCGCCGATGCGGCGCGCGCGCGGCAACCTCTGCACTGTCATTCCATCACAGCGCAGGCATAACCCATGGCCGATTATCTCCACGGCGTGCGGGTCATCGAACTCAACGACGGCACCCGCCCCATTCGCACTATTCCCACCGCAGTTATCGGCATGGTTTGCACGGCTGAAGATGCGGACCCACTCGTTTTCCCTCTGGACACGCCCGTCCTGCTCACCAACGTGCAAACCGCCGTCGGCAAGGCCGGCGTAAAGGGCACCCTGGCAGCAAGCCTGCAAGGCATCGCCGACCAGACCAAGCCCTACGTCATCGTGGTACGGGTCAAGGAAGGCGCCGACGAAGCGGCCACCACCAGCGCCCTGATCGGCGGCACCACACCGACCGGCCAGTACACCGGCATGAAAGCCCTGCTCGCCGCCAAGTCCCGCGTGGGCATGGCACCGCGCATTCTCGGCGTGCCTGGCCTGGACAGTTTGCCGGTGGCCACCGCCCTCGGTGCCATTGCCAAAGACCTTCGCGCCTTTGCCTACGTCAGCGCCTGGGGCTGCAAAACCAAGGAAGAGGTAGTCGCCTACCGCGAGAACTTCGGCGCCCGCGAGATGATGGTGATCTGGCCGGACTTCCAGAACTGGGACACCGTCACCAACAAGACCACCACCGCCTCGGCAGTAGCCCGTGCGCTGGGCCTGCGCGCCAAGATCGATCAGGAGACAGGCTGGCACAAGACCCTGTCCAACGTGGCCGTCAGCGGCGTCACCGGTATCAGCGCCGACGTGTTCTGGGATCTGCAAAACCCGGCCACCGATGCCAACTACCTCAACAGTAACGACGTCACCACCCTGATCAACTCCAACGGCTTCCGCTTCTGGGGTAGCCGCACCTGCAGCGACGACCCGTTGTTCGCCTTCGAAAACTACACCCGCACCGCGCAGATCCTCGCGGACACCATGGGCGAAGCGCACATGTGGGCAGTTGACCGCCCTATGCACGCCTCCCTGGTACGCGACCTGGTCGAAGGCGTAAGCGCCAAGATGCGCGAGATGAAGTCACAGGGCTACCTGATCGGCGGCAGCTGCTGGTACCCGGACGACATCAACACCAAAGACACCCTCAAGGCCGGCAAGCTCTGGGTGGATTACGACTACACCCCCGTGCCACCGCTTGAAGACCTCACCTTCCGCCAGCGAATCACCGACCGTTACCTGATCGACTTCGCCAAGGGCATCAACAGCTAAACCGGGCCTCCCCGCGAGGGGAGTTCACCCTGAACCCGTATCCCGGAGATCACCGCCATGGCAATGCCTCGCAAGCTCAAAAACCTCAACCTGTTCAATGACGGCAACAGCTACCTCGGCTTGGTGAAGTCCCTCACCCTGCCCTCCCTCGGTCGAAAGATGGAAGCCTATCGCGGCGGCGGCATGAATGGCCCGGTCAAAGCTGACCTGGGCATGTCCGACGACGGCATCCAGTTCGAATGGAAGACAGGCGGCCTCGATCTGATCTCTCTGCGCCAGTTCGGCGCCGTCAGTGCTAACAGCGTAGCCCTGCGCTTCTCTGGCCCTTACCAGCAAGACGACACCAACGAAGTCAGCAACGTGGAAGTGGTCGTCCGTGGCCGACACGAAACCATCGAGATGGGTGACGCCCAGCCCGGTGAGGACACCGAGCACTCCATGACCACCACCTGCAGCTACTACAAGCTGACCGTGGACGGCGAAGAAATCATCGAAATCGACCTGCTCAACTTCGTCGAGAAGGTCAACGGCGTGGACATGCTGGAGAAACACCGCACTGCCATGGGCATCTGAGCTACCCCTCAATCGAGCCTCACCCTTTAATCACCAGGAGCAACTCCCATGAAGAACGAAACCACCGAACAGCCCGACGTGCAGCAGCTGGCTGACAACAACACCGTCAACCTCGACACGCCAATCCGTCGCGGCACCACCAGCGTTGACAGCATCACCCTGCGCAAGCCGAACTCCGGCGAGTTGCGCGGCGTGAGTCTGGTGGAGCTGCTGCAAATGGACGTCGGCAGTCTCATCAAGGTTCTGCCCCGCATCAGCTCGCCGAGCATCACCGCCGTGGAAGTCGCCGGCATGGACCCGGCCGACCTGCTGGCCCTGAGCAGCAAGATCTCTGGTTTTTTGTTGCAGAAGTCGGCGATGACGGATGCATCCCTCGTCGCGTAGAGGACGCTATGGCCGATCTGGCTGTGGTTTTTCACTGGGCACCGGCTGATATGGATCGGTTGGGCCTGCAAGACCTGATGGACTGGCGCGAGCGCGCCAGGGTGCGGAGTTCCAACGATGGGGAATGATCTGAGACTTCAGGTGCTGCTCAGCGCCATTGATAAGGCCACAGGTCCCCTGAACAAAATCACGGGCGGCAGCAAGGAAACAGCCCGCGCCCTCAAAGCCGCTCGTGACCGCCTGAAAGAACTCAACACCCAGCAACGCGACGTCAGCGCCTGGCGTGAACTGCAGGCCGCAACTCGCGCAACATCCGAGGCGCTCGCCGCCAACAACACCAAGGTAGGCGAACTCGCCCGCGAGACGGCCAAAGTCCGGCAGCAGCTCGCACCGACCCAGGCGCTGTTCGACAAGTCCCGGCAGAAGGTTGACGCGCTCAAAACCAGTCAGACCGACCTCAAGCGCGAACTCACCGGGACGCGCAATGCCCTGGGGTTGATGAGCGACGAACACCGCCAATCCGCCAGCCAGATCGCCGCGCTCAATGCCGTGATGCAGAAGGGCAATGCCCTGACCCGAGCGCAGCATGACGAATACACGCGCCTCACAGCCGCCCAGCGGGAGCGCAAAACCCAGCTGGACCAGCTCGCAGCCAAGGAAAAGACCCTGGCTGAACGGTTCACCCTGAACAACGCGCAGTTGCGCACCAGTCGTGCGGGCCATGCCAGTCTGCGCGATGAGATCCGCCGCCTGGAAACTCCGTTCAAGGACCAGCTCGCGCTGCTGAAACAGCACACCGCCGAGTCGAAACGCTTGGGCGAGCAGTACGGCCAGCAGCAAGTAAAACTCGGCAACCTCGGCATGCAGCTCAAAAACGCCGGCATCAGCACCAATGCCCTGGGTGCACACGAGCTGAAGCTCAAGCGCGATATCGACACCGCCACCCAAGCCATGAAATTGCAGATGGACCACCTGGATGCGTTGAAGCGCAAGCAGGACAACCTTGCGAAAGCGCGTGCCACCTACGATAAAACCCAGAGTTTGGCCGGTAGTGTTGCTGTGTCTGGTGCTGCCGGTCTTGGCGTGGGGTACGCCGCCAGCCGGCCCGTGGTGTCGGCAATCAAAGCCTTTGCACCGAATGAGGACTCTGCCACGCAGCTCAAGGTGTCGATGATGGACGACACCGGCAAGGTTTCCGTCGACTTCCAGAAGATCACGGACCTGGCCACCAAGCTCGGCGACCGGCTGCCAGGTACCACGGCCGACTTCCAGAACATGATGACGATGCTTCGACGGCAGGGCATCAGTGCCCAAAGCATCCTGGGCGGCACCGGGGAGGCAGCAGCATATCTCGGCGTGCAAATGAAGATGGAAGCCACTCAGGCGGCTGAGTTTGCAGCCAAAATGCAGGACGCCACGCGGACCACTGAAAAAGACATGATGGGGCTCATGGACACCATCCAGCGCGGCTTCTATGCAGGTATGGATCCAAGCAACATGATTCAGGGCTTCAGCAAAATCTCACCTGTCATGGATGTCATCAAGAAGTCGGGCATTGATGCAGCTAAAGAACTCGCACCACTGCTCATCATGATGGACCAGGCCAGCATGGACGGCAGCTCAGCGGGTAACGCTTTTCGTAAAATTTTCCAGGCAGGGTTGAATCAAGACAAAGTCGATAAAGCCAACAGCATCGCAGCAGGCGCGAACAAGGGCGTCTCTCTCAAATTCACGGATGACAAAGGCAACTTTGCTGGCCTGGAGAACCTGTACGCGCAAGTCGAAAAGCTGAAGGTTCTGAACGATACCGACCGTACAGCCGTCATCAGTAAGCTCTTTGGCGACGACGCTGAAACAATGACCACCTTGAACACCATGATGAACAAGGGGCTGGCCGGCTATCAGGAAATTCAAGAAAAGCTGAGAGTCCAGGCGGATCTGCGCACCCGCGTTAACGAACAGCTCGGCACCCTCACCAACGTCATGGAAGCCGCTGAGGGTAGCTTCACCAACGCCATGGCTGAATTCGGTGCAGCAGTTGCCCCCGACTTGAAAGACCTGATCAATACAGCCGGTGAAATCGCAAACAGGGTAGGCACCTGGGCACGGGAAAATCCGAAGCTGGCCGCGGGCTTGGTCAAAGTTGTCGCCGCCGTAGCAGCGGCGGCTCTGGTGTTCGGTACGTTGGCGTTGACCATGGCAAGCATGCTCGGCCCCTTCGCAGTGCTGCGGTACGGAATGGCGCTGTTTGGCATTCGCTTGGGCAGCATCAAAGCTCAGTTGATCGGCACCCGTATTGCTGCCGCCGGCGCCGGTACCGAGGTCGGCCGGATGGGCCGAATCTGGAAGACGGTCACAGCCAGTCGTGCCGCTGGCGGCATGATGAGCGTTATCCCGACGCTAGTCAGCTCCGCGCGGATTGCTGCGGTCAGCGTATTGCCAATGCTCGGCGGCGCAATTAGCGCGGTAGGCGCAGCCATACTTGCTACACCGGTCGGGTGGCTGATCGCCGCTGTCGCTGGCCTGGTCGCCATTGCAGCGCTGATTTACAAATACTGGAAGCCGATTAAAGGGTTCTTCCTCGGCTTCTGGCAGGGGCTCACTGACGCCCTGCAGCCGGTCCTTGCCGGGTTTGGCAAGTTCGGCGGGCTGCTGATCAGCCTGGCGAAAGCCGCCTACTCCATTCCGGTTATCGGTTTCGCGTTGCGCCTGCTTGGCAGCATTGTCCGCCCGTTGTTCAGCATGATCTCCTCCGGCATCAGTGGATTGATCGGTTGGTTCACCGACCTGCTGAAACCGGTGGAAGACGTCGGCGGTGCAGCGCAGTCGATGGGCCAGCGATTTGGCGCGGCCATCGGCAACATGATCATGACCCTGCTGCAGAGCATCAGCTCTATCGCAACCGGCGCAGTCAACGTGTGGACCACCATCAAAGCCAGCTTCGACCAGGGCCTGGCCGGCATCCTGCAATTGATCACCAACTTTAGTCCGCTCGGCTTGTTCTACCAGGCGTTCGCCGGAGTGATGAATTACTTCGGCGTAGAGCTGCCTGGGAAATTCACCGAGTTCGGCGGCATGATCGTTAACGGCCTGGTCAACGGTTTGACCGCAGGGCTCGGCGCCGTGAAGGGTGCTATCAGCTCCATCGGTGACTCCAGCATCGGTTGGTTCAAGGAAAAACTAGGCATCCACAGCCCGTCCCGCGTGTTTGCGGAACTGGGCGGCTTTACCATGGAAGGGCTGACAAAGGGCCTGGAGGGCGGGCAGAAAGGGCCGCTCAACGCCTTGTCGAGCATGAGCAAACAATTGACCGCCGCCGGCACTCTGGCGCTAAGCGCAACAGCCATGCCGGCGTTGGCTGTCGATGATCGCCCACCGATCAGCAGCGCGGGCACATCGACGGTTTACGACAGTCACGACACCTACCAAATCACTATCGCTGCTGCGCCTGGCATGGACATGCAAACCATGGAGAAAAGCTTGCGCGCCATGCTCAACAAGATTGAAAACGAGAAACGCGCCCGTCAGCGCAGCAAGTTATCGGACCGGGATTAATCACCATGATGCTCAGCCTCGGCATGTTCGTGTTCAGCCTATCGACCCTCGCTTACCAAAAGCTGCAGCGCCAAACCAATTGGCGCCATGCCAGCAACAGCCGCGTCGGTGCACCACCCGCGCTGCAATTTGTCGGCCGTGGCGACGATACTATTACCCTCCCCGGCATCATCCTGCCCGAGCTGGCCGGCAGCGTGCTCAGCCTGGATGCATTGCGGCTTATGGCGAACACCGGCAAGGCCTGGCCGATGGTCGAGGGCACCGGTCGGATATACGGGCTGTGGGTGATCGAGAGCCTGAGCGAGACCAAAACTGTGTTCTTTAGAGACGGCACGCCACGGCGCATTGAGTTCACCCTTACGCTCAAGCGTACCGATGACGACCGTATCGACCTGCTCGGCGCGGCTACCAGCACCGGGCTCAATATTCTCCGGGGGCTGCTGTGATAGAGGCCGCGCTGTCCAACGTCACCGGTTACCTCGTGGATACGGCGGAACGCTTCGTTCGGGATGCCGCCTATCCTGTTCCGGCCTTCCGTCTCACGGTGGACGGCAACGATATCGCCATGAAGGTGAGCCCGCGGCTGATGAACCTGGATCTAACCGACAACCGTGGCGTCGAGGCAGACCAGCTCACGATCACATTGAGCGACCATGACGGCATGCTGTCGATACCGCCAAAGGGCGCAATACTTCGCTTGTGGTTGGGCTGGAGCGACACCGGCCTGGTGGACAAGGGCACCTACACCGTCGACGAGACAGAGCACAGCGGCGCGCCAGATGTACTCAGCATCCGCGCTCGATCAGCAGACCTGCGCAAAGGGCTGAAGACCAAGCGCGAGCGCAGCTGGAGCAACACCACACTGGGTAAAGTCATGGGCGATATCGCCATGGGAAACAACCTCACCTCGACCGTGGCCGGCGCGCTCGGTGCGTTGCCGATCCTGCAGCTCGACCAGGCCAACGAATCGGACGCCAACCTGATCACGCGCCTGGGCGAAGAATTCGATGCGGTGGCCAGCGTGAAGGCAGGGTGTTTGCTGTGCATCCCTGCAGGCGGCGGCAAGACCGCCAGTGGGCTTCCCCTGCCCCACATTACCCTCACACGCGCCGACGGCGATCAACACCGCTACCTGCAGGCGGATCGCGACAGCTACGACGGCGTGCGCGCGTATTTCTACGACGTGCACAGCGCCAAGAAACAGGAAGCGATTGCCGGCGGCGGCGAGAACCTCAAAGACCTGCGTCATACCTACAGCGACCAGCAGTCAGCGCTGAGGGCTGCAAGGGCCGAGTTTCGACGCCTGCAACGCGGCAGTGCCACGCTCAGCTACACGCTCGCGATGGGCCGGCCGGATCTAATCCCAGAACTGACCTACACGCTCCAGGGCGTTAAAGCGGAAATCGACGAGATCATCTGGTACGGCGGCAACGTGCAGCATAACCTGAGCCCGGACGGCGGCTATACCGTCAGCCTAGAGCTGGAGAGCAAATTGCCGGAGGACAACGTTGAAGATCTGGCGGAAGAGAGCAAGGGCGATTACACGGGGATCATCGCGTATTACCGCGACCAGAAAACCGGTAAAGAAAAGACTGTTACTGCGGGGGATCAGGCAGAGCCGAGACGGCTGAAGTGGCTTTATGCCAGTGAGAAAACAGCGAAACGAGCTGTTGACCGAGAATGGCAAAGACTAAAAAGCATTTATCATTAACACGATAATTGATTTCTAATTTTCAGGACTTCCTATTTCTTGCACTCTTATCTGAAGGCTTATGATAAAAACTAATAGGGAGATGCCTAATTTTATAATCGAGACCACTAGCAGTATGCTTATGAACACTTTTAGTTGTTAGCGTATGCTTACAAATATCTGAAAAACTCACAGCAACTTCATAATCTTTCACAATCCGAGCAGCCCACGTCTTTAATATTTTTAGCTTATCACGTTTTTTTGTATAAATTATCAAACCACCACGATGACTATTAGGTCCACCTGGCGAATATCTGTCGCATAGCTGACGAAATCCTTCCATTACATAGCCTGGCCCGGTATCCAACTTAGCCTCTCCATGCCACTCATAAAAACCTTCCTTCACAACCAGGTCACAATGCCCATTTCTGTAATTATCATGATCAGCGGTAAAACCTTTCATTTTTAGACCAAATGCCAAGGTAACAGTTAATGCATCCTCACCCAGCCCTTTAAAATAAGGCTTGTTATCTTCAAAATGAATAATCCCCTCTAAAATAGCTGATTCCACTCTGTTACAAAAATCATCATATAAGCAGCCAATTCCTGCGCTCAGAAGAGCCTGTTTAACCGGGTTCTCATCAGGTAGACTCAAAATATCGGCGATAGTTGGATTCATCCCTCGACCACCGCTTTATCCGCTACAAAAACAACATAAACTTTTGACTGATAATCTCGATCCGGATACCCCCTATCCTCAATATTAAGGGATCCGTTCATAAATGCTGCTTGAAGTTCCTCCACAGAAACATCATAAATCACGTCCTCATCAACGTACCGATAACACTGCTCGATAAGGTTAATCGGCGTCGACTTTAGAAAATTCAAGCACAGTTGAACCTGCTCAATTGAGCACTCACCACCCAGAACATTGATAAAATCTGAATAGCTGAATACCGGTCTCTTTTCCTGGGAGGAAAGAATATGCTCTACTATTTCCTTACAGCAATAATCTATTCTGAGGTGCGCAACCTCAGACTCGATTTTTTGAAATAGTAGAGTTTTAGAAATCATGGCTTATATGACATTATCTTATTTAGTACAAAGTTAGAATCATCATAGGTACGCATTCCTTTGACAATAGCATAGTCGGTTCGTGCACCAATCTGCACATAATCTCTATAACTTCCTGGAATATGCAGCTCTGGCTTACTATCAACTTTATCTATATCCATGCGATGCCATTGAATCGCCACCTCAAAGATTGACATTTTGTGATCAATCGCCTGAGCCCCAGTTTTGTGAAACAACTCACTCCTCAGGTCAACACCTGCTTTCATTGTCTCACGTTTGACAGACTCCGTCTCGGTAGCAAACCCAATGCGTTTTATAGCACCTGACATATCTGTGTATAAGCCTTTAGCAACCGGTAGCAAGTTTATAGGTGGACCCAGTACAAACCCATTTGAAAAAGTCGCAAGCAGCTTTTGTGAAAAAAACTTCAAATCATCAACCGACTTTTTCAATTGACCACTAGTTTGAGGCATTCCAGTATCACGCGTCATGTCTGCACGCAACTCAATTATCGACTTAACTCGATTAAAATAGACAACATCAAAAGTTTGTCTATCATAAGCTTTTACTTCAATAATTTTTTCTGCTTGCGGAAACTGATCTCGTAGCTCTTGAGAGAAATTATCGCGCAAAATATCATTACTAAGTGTAAAGCGGCGAACCCTTGAAAGTATTAACCCAGCACCATTATCATCACTAAATACTTTTACTATTTTTAAGGCACCATCATCCTTTTCAAGAATGTCTGCACTTACAACTAACGGAAAAGCTGCACTCATAGGCGATGGTACTACCTCGACGGAGCGAACACTTTTTAAAATATTGTCCGCGTGAGCCGGCGCCACTAAAAAGTACGATACCGCTTTCAAGTCACAAATCTGCTGCATTTGCAACGCGTCTTTTAGCTTCTCTAAGATAAGAGGATTTTTAGCGACAGCTCCTTTAATTATCATGTGAAGCTCAGACCAACTCCGAGCAGACAATAAGTTATTGACTCGTAGAATCTGCTGGACTGTATGAATATTAAGTCTTCCTTCCAACCCAGCTAAAAACTCTTCAAGCCCCGCCATAAATCTTCCCCATTACTTACGGTAAAATTTGGGACGCTAATCGCCCAATAATTATTTATATTTTCAATCTAAGGTTTTACGCCGCACACTTGATTATTCCGCACTTCAACAATCAAGAGTGAATGCGAATTTTTTGAAGATCTCAATTTTTTAAGCATAAACACGTCCTTATGTAGTAGAGGGCGCCGTGGGCAGTTGGCCAACAGCTTGAGCATCAATATGAGAAGCAGGCTCGGCCATCCATATCTCGCCAATCCATTCCTAATGGGTACAGACTATGCTGGCCGTTTGCTGGCCGCAAGGGCTTCCGTTAAATCCTTTAGGCGCTGCTCGATGTCCCTTATGCGTTTCTTTTCTTCAGCAGCGCTCTGTATCTCCCGCCTGTCGTTCTCTTCTAACGACCGGAATAGAGCCAGGATTGCCTCTTCCTGCGGGCTAGTAGCTGGTGATTCAGCTTTCCCAGCTGACATACCTCGCAACATTGACCCCTCTCCCGTTAGCAACCAATCAAGAGATACGCCTTCAGCCTCGCTTACGCTTACGCATAACGCATAAGGAATGGATCGCCGGCTGCGCCAGCTTCCCAGCGTCTGCCGATTTACGTCCAGCTTGCGGGCGAGTTCGCTATCACTTTCAACGGCAAAGACCGTCATCAAGCGTTCAAGCACGGCGTCCAGAGACTTTTTCTGCATTTTGAATAAATACCGCTTGATTTATTTAGATAGAATAAATAGGCTTATGCGCAATGAGTACATCTTAACCAACTAGGAACACATCAACCATGAGCCAAGCCATGGAAAAGCGCCAGATCCAAGCACGGCTAATTGAGCGTGGCAGCAATTTCCGCCAGTTTGCCCTCAGTCATGGCTACGAGGTGCGCACAGTGACGCAGGTGGTTCAGCGCTGGGCGGGGCACAACAAGCTGCCACGCGGACGGTTGACGTTCCAAATCCTGCGAGACCTGTCCCGGGTGATCGGCAAAGAAGTGTTGCCAGGAATACTTTCGGAACGCACTGAGCAAATCTCAGCACCGGCTGTATGAAACGACTGTAGGGGCGATGACTCCAGGGAGAAACCAGAAGATGAAACGCCCAGTTCTAGCGACCAAGCGCCAAGTAATGAGCGCAGTGATCAACGACTACGAAGGTGGCCGGGAATGCGCTGCAGCCCGCCTTGGATACGAACTCAAGAAGTTCGACAACCACATTTACGAAAACGCCGGCAGTCGGCCCTTGAGCGATGAACAGATCCATCTGTTAGAGCAGGACATGGGCACCACCTACCTGCCGGAATACATCGCGGCGATGTACGGCGGCATGTTCGTCCCCCTCGCCAAACCTGAAACACTGGACAACGTAGACCTCTACAACCGCTCAGTACGTGCTGCAGCCAAGCGCGGTGTGGTCGACCAGATCATTGCGAAGGCACTGGACGACGGCGTCATCGAGCGGGACGAAGCTGAGGCGATTTTGCGCGCTCACAGCCACTACATGGCGGCTCGTCACTCCGAAGTCCTGGCAACGATTCTGCTGCATAGCCGGGGGCCAAAACATTGAGCACCTACAAGCTCGTCTGCCCTCACTGCCACGGACGCATGCGCATCCGCACCAGCGAAGGCCAGCATATTTTTTTGCGCATCACCTACATGCAATGCACCAACGAAGCCTGCGGCTGGGCGGTGCGTGCTGAATTTCAAATGACCCACGAACTGAGCCCCAGCGGCATGCCCAACCCCGCTGTAAAGCTGCCAGTTGCAGATGTGGTCATTCGTCGCCAGGCAATGAAAACCGCCAATGATCAACCTGATCTGCTTGATCAACTGGAAACGGAGGCCGCACCTGTATGAACACCATCACCCTGACTACCAACCCCACCAGTGACTACCGTGCCGCGATGCAACAAGCGGCCGTGGCCTATCTGTACCGTCACCGTTGCGAGCATCTTGCCGGCGACAGCCAGCTTTTGGAGAACTGCACACGGTACTTGACCCAGTCGCTTGAAGTGCCCACGCACCTGGTGCAGCGCATCGCTGAACTAGCCGTGGCCGAGTTCGAAAGCATGACCTGCAAGCGTGTGGCCTGGCTGGGTATTCATCCCACCAGCGGCCCCTTCCGCCCGGTGATCTTGCTGCTCGACAACTGCACCCAGCAGCGACATCCCGTCTCAGCACGCTTGCTCCCCACACGCCTGCTGCTGACTCGCAACCTCCCGCACTAATCCAAAACCCTCCCTGTTAGATGCCCGCACCGCGTGGGTAGGGGAAATTTGCAACTTACTGGTGGCCGAAATGAGCAAAATCACCATAAAACTGGAGCTGGAGGAACAACAGGCGCAGCACTACCTGTTGTGGTTGACCAGTCAGTACGAAGTCACCATGGCTGATATTTGGTACTCCGACCGCTACCGGAATGTGCCAAGTGGTCAGCGGGCGCCGAAGGTGCTTGAGGACTTGCCCTACCTGGCAGGCATCTGCAAGACGCGCAGCGAGCTGAAAAAACAGCTCGTCGTCAAGGTCGCGGAGCATGTGCAGTGATTCGCAAGCCCATGGAAGACAAGATCCGCGCTGATGTTCTTCAGCGCCTGGAATCTGATTACGGCCTTCAGCACATGAAAGGCACGCATTACATGCGTAAGGGCACCTGCCCGCAGTGCAATCAGAAACGGTTGTTTTCGCGCCACGATGAACCCTGGTTCATCCGCTGTGGCCGCGAGAAAAATTGCCGGTACATGGCTCCCACCAAAGAGCTTTACCCGGACCTGTTCGACGATTGGAGCAAGCGTGCACCGGCCACCCGAGACGAGCCTGCTGCCAGCGCAAAGGCCTACCTGACGTTTGCCCGAGGTTTCCGCGTTGAGCTGATCGAGGGCTGGTACACCCAGGAAAGCTACTTTGATCGCGACCTGAATATTGGTTCTGCCACCGTGCGCTTCCCCCTGGAACACGGCGGGTACTGGGAGCGCTTGATTGACCAACCGTCACGGTTCGGTAAGAAGAAGGCCCGCTTCCAACCCCTCAAGAGCTACAGGGGGCACTGGTGGTGCCCACCGTGCGTGGATCTGCTGGAAGTAAATGAGCTGTGGATCGTTGAAGGCATCTTCGACGCCATAGCGCTCATTCAAAACGGTATCTCTGCGGTTGCGGCGCTGTCCTCAAACGCCTTTCCAGAGGAATCGCTCAAGGCCCTGATCACCGCTCGCGGCGGTAAAACCCCGAAGCTGGTTTGGGCTCTGGATAATGAGCCAGGCGCTCACAAGTACACCCGTATGTGGGTCAACCGTGCCCGCGAACTCGGTTTTACCTGCGAGGCTGCTCAGCTGTCACAGCCTGACGCCCGCAAGGTTGACTGGAACGATTTGCATCAACGCTGGGCGTTTATCGACGACGAAAAAGCCCGCGCTGATCGCATCGAAAATGACTTGAAAGAAGCCCGCCACCAGGGCGCCCTGCTGATCGCAGAAAGTGCCAGCGACAAGGCATTGCTCATGTACCAGTGGCGTGAACGGGAGGAATTCCACTTCTGTTTCGACTCCCGCCTGTACTGGTGGAAGTTGGACCTGGCGAAATACAACAACGCCAAGCAGGCCCTCGAAAAGAGCGATGGCCACGAAGCCCAAACACTCAATGAAAAGCAGCTGCGGGAAAAGGCACTGAACGTCGCCGGCTGCGTCGTCGAGATCGCCAACTGCTACCCCAAAGCCCTCTATTTCCAGCGCAACGAGATTACCGACGAGTCCTGGTACTTCTTCCGCGTCGACTTCCCGCACGACGGCGGCTCAGTGAAAAACACCTTTACGGGTGGTCAGGTCGCCGCTGCCAGCGAATTCAAGAAAAGACTTCTCGGTATGGGTGCCGGAGCCGTGTTCACCGGCAGTGGTCAGCAATTGGACAAGCTCATGAAAGACCAGCTTTTTGGCATCAAGACCGTTCAGACCATCGACTACGTGGGCTACAGCAAGGAATACCACTGCTACGTGTTCAACGACGTCGCCATCCGCGAAGGCCAGGTGATCCACATCAACGAGGAAGAGTTTTTTGAGATGGGCAAGTTGAAGCTCAAAACTCTGCAAAAGGGTGTGAAGATCGATTTGGAAAAGGACGGCAAAAAATACGATGACCAGTGGCTAGGGCTTCTGTGGCAGTGCTTTGGAGCCCAGGGCATCGTGGCGTTGACCTTCTGGTTTGGCTCGCTGTTCGCCGAACAGATCCGCGGCCGGTATCAGTCGTTTCCTTTCCTTGAGGCCACTGGCGAGGCCGGCGCCGGCAAGACCACGTTGCTCACGCTGCTGTGGAAACTCGCGGGCCGCGACGGATACGAAGGTTTCGACCCGTCCAAATCCACCAAGGCCGGCCGCAGCCGCTTGATGGGCCAAGTATCCGGCATGCCCATTGTGCTGCTGGAATCAGACCGCAGCGGCGACGATAAGGCCCACGCCAAAACCTTCGAATGGGACGAACTCAAGGATTACTACGGCGGCGGCACCCTGGCGACCAAGGGTGTGAAAACCGCCGGTAACGAAACCTACGAACCACCGTTTCGCGGCACCATCGCTATCAGCCAAAACGCCCCCGTAGTGGCTTCCGAGGCGATCATGACCCGGATCGTCAAACTGCACTTTGTACGACCGAACGTCACCGCTGAAAGCCGCGCGGCGGCAGATCGGCTCAATGCGCTCGAAGGTTCGAGACTCAGCAACTTTGTGTTGCGGGCAGTACGTAAAGAGCTGGAGGTGATGGAGCTGTTCGGCCAGCGGATAGCGGGCTACGAAGCGAAGTTGCGCAATTTGCACTCCCACTGCTTTGCCTGCGACACCCCATTCAAAGACGAGCACAGCGAATGTAGCCATTGCGGCAACAAGCTGCGCGGCTACATCCGCGTGGAGCGGATCAACAAGAACCACGCCCAAATGCTCGCCCTGCTGGACTGCCTGTGCATGGTGGTACCGCTCACCGACGCACAGGTCGAGCATACCCGCTCGCAGATCATCCGCATGGCAATTGAGCGCCAGGCCTCGATCAGCTCCGACCATCCGGTGGTTGCTGAATTCTGGGAGGTTTACGAATACCTGGAAGGCCTGGACGCCGAAGGCCCGGTGGTCAACCACAGCAAGAAAGACCACATCATCGCCATCAACCTCAACGACTTCGTGAAATGCGCCGCAGAAAACCGGCAAAAAATCGCTGACGTCAGCGAGCTACGCGAGCGCCTGAAGGACTCCCGCTCGCGGAAGCTGCTCGACGTCAACAAGGCGACCGACAGCGCGGTTCGGGCACACCAGGCGAGTAAGACCAACGCCGTCGTCACGAAGCAACCCATCGTGAAGTGCTGGCACTTCCAGGCCTGATTCATCAACGGCAATACCCGCCAGGCGCTGCAACGTCTGACACCTCCCAAAGGAGAAGCACCATGCACGTACAAGTCATCACCGGTGACGGCCCAGATGGCGAAAACAATCGCCTGCGGCACATAAAAGAGCTGAAGGCCTGGTTCACCGGGCCCGCGAAAATCGTTCATGCCGAAGCCTACGACCCAGCCGGCCTGATCGCCATTCTGGAGGTCCGTGCGGAGACTGAAAGAGAGTTACTGGTACTGGAGTGCAGCCGGGAGCAGATCCAGGCAGTGCTGGAATGGCAGTCGCAAACGGATGATTTTACCGAGTATGAAAACCTGCTGCTGCACCTGGTGCGGAAGCAAAACCCAACCGGCGAAAGCCAGTAAGAAGGTGGTGTCGAGGGGCTGCAACCCCTCGACACCGACCACCCAAAGGAGAAGCACCATGCAAGTGAATCAACCCCAAGGCGGCATCGCAGAGGCTACCACAACATCGCTGGCTGTCGGCGGCAAGGTCAGCTACACAACAATCAAAGCCCAGGGCAACGGCTACAGCCTCAGTGCCCGCAAGGGAGTAATAGTCGAGATCAACGGCCTGCTCGCTGTAGTCCGGGCTGGGAACGGCCACCGGATCACCCTGCCGCTTACGAAGCTCACCCCGGAGGGCCAACCCAACGAGCTGACCCGCATGCTTTTGGGAGGTCGGTGATCATGTCCGACTTCTTCTATAAGTCCAACGAGTCCGCGACCGTTGCAATTGTCCGCGACTTCTATGCTAAGAAAGCGATTTTCCTCGCCCAATTGACTGTTCTCGGTTCGATGTTCGGCGGCAAGGTCGCTCCAATGCGCGACGTTGACTCCAACTACGCCGGCGGCGTGAAACTCAGCGGCGGTACGGATCTGGATGTGCACTGGTGTCGTCCTGATGACCACGGCTATCGCTCACTGCGTGCGGCTGCGAAGCCTGGCAAAGGCATTTCAAAAGAGGTTCGAGCGGCGATTCGAGCGGAACACGAGCGCCTTATCGCTCAGTGGAATGAGCATTGCCCCGGACGCCTGAGCGGAAGCGACTACTGGGATCGGCTTGGCATTAATACCGGTAACCTCTGGTTGTGTGGCGGTATCAAGTTTGAACTCAACGACGTCGCTTATTTCCACCTGGGCTTTCAAATCAACAAAGCCGAGCACGACGCCCTGGTCGCGGCGGGCCAACCAACAAGCGGGTGGATCGACGGTGCAGTAGAGATCCTGGCCAGCGAATACGAGACCGCGCGCCTTGCAAAATTGAAGGCGATTGAGGTGGCAAATGCCTGAGCACGCCAGCCCTGAACGCGAGCGCCCAACCATGGCAAGCCATCGGCTTGACCTGCCCAGTCGTTGCGATATCTGCGGCAATGCCCGCTCCACACGCAAACACCAGCTCTGTAGCCGTATCCGCCAGCAGACCAAAACGGCGGAGTGGGCGGCTTTCATGGCCGAGCGTGAGGCTGCCAAACAAAACAAACCGCGTCGATACGCGCACTGATACCCAACACAGGCGGGACACTGGGAGCTGCAACTCCCCACTGCCTGAAAGGAGAAGCACCATGCAAGCACCAAAAACCCACGGCGACAATGCGAAAGTTGAGGCCAAGCTACGCAAGTTGCTTGCCCTCGCACAGCGAGGCGAAGGTGGCGAAAAGGACAACGCCCAACGAATGCTTGAAAAGCTCCTAGCGCGTCACGGAATGAGCATTGACGACCTGGTCGACGACCGCCGCGAGATTCGTTGGTTTCCCATTTCAACCAAGTACGACCGAAAGCTGGCCGCGCAAATCATGTCAAAGGTCTGCAACTCCGACTCCCCCGGCCTCTATATCAGCAAGGGAAGGGTCAAGAAAATTGGCGTGGAAGTCTCGCCGTCAGAAGCTATTGAATTTGAGCTTCACTACGACACGTTGCGCAAAGTACTCGCCGCTCACTTCGACGATGCCTTCTCGGCGTTCGTACAAGCCAACCATTTGTTCCCATCGACTCCGGCCGAGCACCAGCTTCCGGCTCTGAATGATCGCGATATGCGAGTCATGGGTATGGCGTCCGTCATCAGCCCAACGCCGGTTAATCCCCGCCTCGAGCTGCAGGAGGCGGTATGACCGTATTTCTCCTGCTTTACCTGTGCGCGGATGCGTCCCGGGCGGACTGCCAGGTAGTGAGAACTGATAGCTGGAGCGGGCCTCACGCCTACGAGCAATGCGCCTTAGTCATTCCTCGCCTGACCAAGGCCCTGACTGCGCCCAACCGAAAGCGGCATCGGTTCGTTTGCGAGATCCAAGGCGATGATGCGGAACCCGCAGAGCATAAGGCTAGGTCAGTGTTCACTCATCAATCGTATCGGATGTGAAAAGGAGAACCGCTATGCACTCAATTTCTCCCTACAAATTATCCGGGCCGACAGTGGTGAGCTTTTCCGGCGGTCGTACCAGTGCCTACATGCTGCGCCTGGTGCTGGACAACAACGAGGACCTGAGCGATCTGATCGTTACCTTTGCCAATACAGGGAAAGAACACCCGGCCACCCTGGAGTTCGTCCGGGAATGTGCCGAGCGCTGGGCAGTGCCGATTGTCTGGCTGGAGTTTCGGGACGATGAGGCAGGTTTTGTGGTGGTGGATTACGTCTCCGCAAGCCGCTTAGGCGAGCCGTTCGAAGCCTTGATCCGCAAACGCAAATACCTGCCCAACCCGGTCACCCGGTTCTGCACCATCGACCTGAAAATCCGCATCATTCACAAGTACCTGCGCAGCCTGGGCCTTTCGACCGAGGAAGCACCGTTGGACATGATGACAGGCATCCGTGCGGATGAGCCGCGGCGTGTCGTGAAGATCCGGCACCGCAAAAGCACCAGCGAAAGCAAGTGGGCAACCATGGTGATGCCGCTGGCTGACGCTGGTGTCGGCGTGCAGGACGTGACTGACTTCTGGGCCAGTCAAACATTCGACCTGATGCTACCGACGATGAACGGTAGGACGCTGGAAGGCAACTGCGACCTTTGTTTCCTGAAGGGTGCCAAGCAGGTCTATTCGATCATCGCCAGCGACCGGCCCAAGGCCGAGTGGTGGGCGCGCATGGAAAGCTCGGTGGTGTCCGGCGGCAAGTTCACCGGCGACGGCGACCGCTTCCGCAGTGACAGGCCCAGCTACCAGCAGATGCTCGACTACTCCGATACCCAATTCGACATGTTTGCCGATTACGACGAGGCTATTGCCTGCTTCTGCGGCGATTGAGGACAGACCATGAATACAGCCTTCATTCTTATGGCCCAATACGACGGGCAGGCGGTCATCTCGTTGGAACTGGTTTGCCGGGACTACTTCACGCATCTGACGCCGGACATGTTCCAGCGCAAGGTGATGACCGGCCAGATCAAGTTGCCCATCACTCGCCTGGAGCCGAGCCAGAAGTCGGCGAAGGGCATCCACCTCACCGACCTGGCCGCGTACCTGGACCTACAGCGCGCAGCCGCGGTTAAAGAGCACAACCAGCTCAACGGGATAAAACACGCCGTTTGAGCCACTTCTGCGATGCGGCGCCCAGTTGGACGGGCGCCCTCAGAATCTTTTCGTGCCACTCCCAGCCCACGTAGCGGTCGCCCCGACCGCGAAGGTGGGTGTAACGCCTCATTGAATTCCAATCCCTGTGGCCGGAAACGCTCGCCACACGCGGAATATCCCAGTCCATTTCGAACAGGCGGCTGACACCTTCATGCCGGAGGTCGTGGAAGTGCAGGTCCGCGATGGTCAAAAACTTGCAGGCTTTCGTCCAGGACGTGGAGATCGACTCAGGGCTGTAGGGGAAGATGTCTTCGCCGGCCTTCGGCATCGACTGGAGAATGTGCCACGCCTCGTCCGGCAGGTAGCACCAAACATCGTTGCCGATCTTCTGCCCGGGGTTTTTCATGTCGCGCACCAGCACCCGGTGGCCGGCCTCGTCGACGTCTGCCCAGCGAATTCGGGTTATTTCATCGAGCCGGCGCGTGGAGAACAGGGCGAAGCCCACGACCTTCAGCATATTTATGACGGTCGGGCGCCTCACCTGCATGGCCTGGTAGTGCGTCAGCACCCGTCCCAGCTCATCCAATGTCGGTCGGCGGTCACGCTCACGGCTTTTCAGGTTGTAGCCCAGCTTGCGTAATACACGCCGCGCACCGCCCATGGCGAGCGGGTCGACTTGGTAGCCCCATGCATCTTTGGCTATCGCCAGCACTGCACCGAGGTGCGCCAGGTCATTGCCAGCGGTTTGTGGCTGAACGCCACCGCCCTCCCCGCTCATTCGCCAAAGTGCATAATCGACCAGGCACTGGGTGTTGATATCCGTATCGGTCAACTTGCCCAGGTAAGTCTCGCCAATTGCATTAAGTGTGGCGCGCTTGGTCTTGCCGAGCGGCTTGGCTTTCTCAACTTCGACCAGGTAGCGATCGGTCATATCTTTCAGCGTGACGCCCTTGCGGTTTGCGCGCTCGATTGCACCCGGTTCATCCAGCTCCGACCCGCGCTTGCGTGCCCAAGCCTGAGCAGCCTGTTTTCGGGCGAAGGTCTGGCTCTCTTGGTAGACTTGCACTCCGTCGCGCTTGATGCGGATCTGTGCCGTGTAGCTCAC